TTAAATGAATTACTTCCGGTTGTTGCAAATGCACCAAATGGAGAGAATTGAGTTGCATCTCCTTTGGTAAAGGTTAAAGTGTTTCCACTAAATGATGCAGTAACTAAAAGAGAACCTGTATTGATAGATACTGAACTTCCATTAACTAATAAACTTCCAGTTACACTTACATTACCATTAAAATTTGAACTACCACTTACGTTTAATGTACCTTCTACGAATGTATTAGAACCTGAATCAATTAAGAAACCAGTCTTTCTAGTCGTTGATGTTCCTGTTCCAACAGAGAATACCATTTCACCTGTCTTATTTCTTATACCATCATTTGCATTGTATCTACCGAAATGACCACTACCACCTTCTGTTAATGTAAAGGAGTTTGAAGCAGTTACGATTAGATTTTGTCCAGCTATTATACAACCATTCAAATCTCTATAACCACCTGCACCGGTTACGTTTGAGAATATAGTATTAGACCTACCTAATATACTATTATCACTAAAATTAGCATTTGATGCTGTGCCTAAGGAGCCAGTAACACTTATAGTGTGTGATTGTCCTTGAAATAGATTTCTATTAGCACTCATTAAACCAGCACCAGCCGAACCTGAAATGGAAGTATTATTTATTGTTGGTCCACCTAATGAAAGGGCATTAGCAATTGAAACTGCTGAACCTACTGCAAGGACTGTAAATGCACCATATGAATTACTTACTCCACCGACAGATGTATGAACACCTGTGGCATTTGCATTGGTATATGATATTGCACCATTTGTAATATTATTACTCGCGTTAACGTTTGCAGAACCGGATATATTAGTGATGGTAATACTAGAACCTGCTATTACGTTACTACTAATAGTTTGTGTATTACTCGTTAATAGGATACGAGGTGAGGTATTTGTTATACTACCACCAAATGAACCATTATTATTCATAGAAACTGTTCCACTACCACTTAATCCACTTGCTATTTCAGCAGTAGATGCGGAAGCAGCATTGATTGTAATCGTTCCGTTATTATTAAAATTACTTTGAAGGTTTAATGAGCCTGTAAATCCTAATGCATTTATTGTAGTTGTACCCGTTCCACACATTATATTTTGTGAATAGGTATGTGTTCCAGTATTTACGGCTTGGTTAATAGCAAAGTTACCTGTTCCGTTGAATATGTTATTATTCATTACCGGCCTATTACCACTTACACTTGCTGCCGATTGGGTTATTTGTGAGTTTATACCATTGCTACTATTTAAGTAAAGGTTATTACTACCACCTATGTATCTTGTATATCCAGTTGTTACTGCTGCAGGATTAGTAAATATGTTATTACTACCTGAGATGATTGTATCACCTGTATTATTATTCGATTTGAATATTAAATTCGTATTACCATTTATTTGTGATGAGGTTAAATGTGCAAGTGCAGCATAAGTTGGTGTTGCAGTTGAGTTTCCTATTACCAAACTACCACTCCTACCTAATAAATAAACTTCGCCTGTGGAAGTTCCTGATATATCACCTATTGATTCTACACCTTTAAAGTTATTACTACCCGTTGTAGCGAAACTACCTGTGTTGATTGAACTACCCGTTACTGCTAGTATTCTACTATTCAATGAAGCACTGAATGGTATAAAGTTTACATCTTGTATTAGGGTTGAACTACCTGAGATGGATATTGAACTACCTGCTTTTAATTGTATACTACCAGTAGCATTATCAAACTTTATCGTGCCTGTATTACCACTATTGTTAAATAGGATACTACCACTACGCGATTGATTTTCAAATGAGACTGGAGTAGAACCCGTTGAGGGAGTTGCACTATCATTTATTGCAAATGCAACACCTGTGTTTTGACCTGTAAATGATAAAAGAGTTCCTTGATTATTACCATCACTCTCTGCTAAGAATAGATATGCTCTATCAGCTTGTGAAGTATCACCAAAGTTTAATCTATTACCATAGCCTAACATTGTTAAACCTTGTATTGAACTTGATATTTGTTGTTCCCCTATAAATCTATTATTTCCACTATTACTTCCAGTTGTTGCAAATCCACTTATATTAAATGTAGATGCATCACCTTTTGTAAATGTTATATTTCTTGTTGATGTATCAAATGATGCAGTAACTAAAAGTGAGCCGGTATCAGTTGAACCTCCGCCACTACCTGTTGCTACTGTTAAAGTAAATTGAGATGAATCTCCTTTGGTAAATGTTAAAACATTTCCAGCAACACTACCGGTTGTCATAAAACTACCTGTGTTTATTGTACTACCGAATGATGATGTTGGTGCAGTTGTATTTCTACCACTACTATTACCAACCCACACATATCCATTCTGTAATGATGCAGTTAAATTACCACTTATATCAGTAGAGCCACTTATGGTAGTAGAGCCAGATATTACAATATTTGCTGATTGTAATAGAATGGAATTTCCAACATTAGTACTAACTGTTTTTATATTGATTGAATCAGGATATGCGGGTGAGGGAGAACCTGCTAAACCTGATGTAAGATTAACAATATTAGCTCCATCTGACCTTATAGCTCCTACTGTAATATCTGCATATTGACCACTTGAAAAAATCCTATTAGTATCAAATATACCAAACTGAATAGAGTTAGTACTTTCTATTCCAACATTGGCTTGAAAGCTTTTTTCTGCTGTAATAGTTTGAGTAGTATCAGTAGTTACAAAACTACCGGTAAGACTACCGGTATTGAATGCACTACCTGTTTGGACTGTTAAAGTAAATGTTGATGCATCTCCTTTGGTAAATGTTAAGTTGTTTCCACTCACACTACCTGTCACCATTAAACTACCTGTGTTAATATTACTTGCGAATGATGAAGTAGAAACTGCTATAGTTCTATTACTACCATTACCCACATAAGTAAATCCATCTTGTAGGGATGCAGTGAATGTTCCGTTGATAATATCTAAAGATGAACTTACCCTTACTCTACCATTTTTTGCTGCTAGGTCTAAATTACCACTTACTGATGAGTTTACTATTTCTAAATTAGTATAACCCACTACATTACTATTCCAAAATACTCCGTTGGTATTTAAGGCGTAACTCTTATCTATGGATACATTACCTTCTATACTCTGTGAACCGATGAATGCGTTACCACCACTTAGGACGGCATATGCACTCATTGATTGAGTCAGTTGCATTGAGGCAACCATCTCATCGTTAAAATCTCTTAGGTCTTCCGGACTAATTAATTGTTGTGTATTATCCGGAAAATTAGTTTGATTAAGAGCTAATAATTGTGATTTACTTAATGGCATATTCTATATCTGTTTGTTAGGTAAGTGGTGAATCAACATTAAATCCTTCAGAGTATCCTTCTGAGAATGCTCCTAATGGTGTTTGTTCTGTTTTACCAATACCCTGTTCTATTAAGGCACCACCACAACAATCTACATGATAAGTATCTCTGTCTTGACAAAGGCAACCTCTACGACTGTTCTTAGGTGATGAAAGGCCACGAGTGGGTCCAAAGTAATAACCGGAGTTATTCATTCTATTTACTGAATTCTTTAGATTACCATTTTTTGAGTTGCTCCAAATTCCCATAGTAGATTGTGTTTATTATATTTAACACAAAGTTTCGTAAAAGTTAGGTATTGCGAGAACGATTCATTATTTCTTTATGTAATAACCCTTCTAGGACTCCCTTATCCGCTTTATACGCGAGGAGTAGTAGGCATTTCTCTAAGGGTTGTAGAACTATGGCATCTATCCTTTCGATATCTCCTCCGGCCAGTTCCACGATTGTTGAATAACTTTTCCACTTCTTTCCAAAATTCGCTTGATATTGGGATTGCTCTCCATCTCCGTCAAAGATTTCAGGGTATCTTTTAACAAGTCCATTTGTAAATGCACAAAAAAAAACCACACACCCCACTGCACATCCATACTCAATTCTAAAAAGGGTTTCCAATCCCCTCCACCCTTATAGGGTTCTATCTCCCATAGGTCTCCCTTCTTCTTAACTACCGGTCGGTATAGGATACTCATTATCTTTGCCCAATTGGTATCTATCTGTATCGTATCCCATTGGCTAATATCTGCATACGCACCATAACTCATCTGAGAGAGGTTCGGTTCAAAGCCATACTCTACACCACCGATGTGGATAAAGTTTTGTAAGGGTAGGGTTTCAGGAGTTTCAAATAAACTTAATTTCTCTTTTAATCTCGCATAGGATTGCACCGATATGTCTTTAATACTATCTGGTTCTAAACCACATAAGTGGTATAGGGTGCAATGTGTCTGTGCTATCTCATCCCCAATATGATTTTTCAATTCCTCCTGTAAACGGATATATGATTGAAGTGATACGTCCTTCCATTGTGTTGGAACTATTAGTGTCTTTGTCTGTTTCATAATTTAATTGTTTGAAGAATTGGATTGAAGCATCCATTCTAATTGTTGAATATATTTTTGTTGTAGTTTGATTTTCGCATCTCCATTTCTTACCCATGCATCCATTGTTAGAACCTTTGCATTTAGTTCCTCATTGATTTCTAATAGATGATTTACTCCTTCTCTTAACTGCCTGATATCATCATCAGTAAACTGACGTATGTCATCGTTAGTATATTTTGCTTTACTCATACTATTCGGTTTATCTAACTGTGATTGCATAGTTTCCTTTTGCTTGTGATTTAATAGATAGTTTCATCATTGCAACATATCTCATTGCATCTAATAAGTGGTCTAATCCTCCTTCAGGTGTATCTGTGATATAACCACCTCTATCCTCCGCGTATTGATACCCATAGATTTCATTTATTAAGTTCTGTGAGGTTTTAAGAATGTTTAGTTTCCAGTTTTGTAGAATACTAATACCGAAGCGAATACTATCTGGTCCTTTCTTCACTGCCTTAGCGTTAAATCCTGCACGATACAACTCCTCTATACTACGGGGTTCTGAACTATCACACCATATCTCTTCCCTTTGTATACCCATATCCTTTAATCTCTTTATCAAATCACCCATTGTCATTTGTGATTCATATACCATCTCTTCAATATACAAATTACCACCATCTTTCCACATGCTAACCATCGCCATTTTATCATTATAACCAAAATCTAACCCCATACCCACAAGTTCACCCTGGCCTGTTTCTACAATATCAAACTTATAGATTGCCCTTTCGTTAGGTGCAAACTCGCCCAATCCATAGATTTTCCAAAGCTTGGCATTCTTCACTTCCAATTCCTCTATCGCTTTAACCATTTCAGCGGGCAAGAAGGGATTATCTCTATATGTAGTAACGAATCTATCACACTCCACCATTTGCCTTAACCAATGGAACGGAGAGACGGTTGGGTTGTAGGAAAGAATTATCTTACCTGAGGTTCTAATAGCTAATTGAAAGTAAGCACTATCTGATATTTCACTCGCTTCATCGCACCAAAGGAGGTCTGATTTCAATCCACGTAACTTATCGGCATCATCAGTATTGACAAAAATGAAAGTAGAACCATTGGAGAATGTATAGACCCTTTCAGTAACATTCCAACTATCCTCTACCCATATTCCTAAATCTAACATTATCGTCTTAAAATCTTTGACGTTGGTTCGCTTTAAGGAAGGGATTGTCTTTCTAACTATGGAGATATCTTTTCTATCCTCTAACGCCTTAACAATAAGAAATTGCGTAATTCCCCAGCTTTTTCCACTTCTGGTCCCACCGATTAACTGAACTACTCTACTACTTGACTCATTAAGATGTTCAAAGGTAATAGTAGTTTCTATGTTGACGGTTCTACTCATTAGGGATTTCTTTCTTATTGATGTTGATGGTGATTTGCTGTATCCTTTGGTCTACCTGCAGTGAACCATTTATATCTACCGATTTTAATTTAGGTAGGGTGTATTCTAATAATCTCAATGCAAGTTCCATTGCCCTTTCGGGATTACTTTTCTTTATCTCCTCTAAATCCTTTGAGATAGAACTTAGTGTATTATTCACTGCACGGGATATGGTTAATTTCATTTCTTCCGTTGAACGATTGAGTGCACCTTTAGGTCTTCCTGTTGCTAATTTATGACCTTTTTCAAATCTAGCCATTATTTTCCATTTATTTAATGTATATACATATATAACAATAGTTGTGGGAATAGTATTGGAGGGTGTATATAAATATATACAGATATATTACTCAAAGAACTCCGTATGTTTCTTTGGTTTATTGACGTGTCCTATTCTTTGTTCTGCTATCTCGTAGTATTCCCTCTCTCTTTCTATCCCAATAAACTCCATACCTTCTAACACTGCTGCCTTTCCCGTACTACCACTTCCCATAAAGGGGTCTAATACTATTCCACCCTTTGGTGTTACTAAACGTATCAGGTATTTCATTAGTTCCGTTGGTTTGACAGTTGGGTGGATGTTTGCTCTACCTACTGGTCTTGCCTTATGTGGAACATTTGTATTATCTTGTCCTTCATCTCTACCTTTAATTTTTCTTTCTTGTAGTATTTCTTCTGCAGCACCTAATGAGGTTTTCTCTTTACGTGGTTTCTTACTCATTACCTCTGTCCATTCTTCTGGATGTGTTTCTTTATAGATTACACTACCATCTTCTCTACGAGGTCTTTGTATGAATACTCCTACCTCTTCTGCCATTCCTTCGTTCCTATCTCTCTTACTCGATTTAGGACAATAGAAGAACCTACTTGCTCCACCACTATCACCATGTGTATTATTACTACTATACATTGCATTAGGTGGTGTGTAGGTATTAGTATGTTCTGTTAGTTTATTATTATGTTCACCTCTCTTACTACTCTTTGTAGTTCCACTTTGTTCGTCTAATATCTTACCTGCCTCCTCATCAAAGATTATGTTTGCTGGAAATCTACCTACATCATTTAATTCATTACCACTCTTTAATCCAAACATACTATGTTCTCCTGTTGCATTTAATGAGCCAGGTTTAGCACTTTGTTTATCTGCTTCATCTCTAAATCCAACTCTGCAACCATCTATGTTTATACCACCCACTCCCCACTCTAATACATTATTCGCAACTGTCCCAATAAGGGGTTTCCTCGCCATAACGATTGGTTCGTGTGCGGGTTTAAGTGCAGTTCCCCAACCTTCCCAATCATTAGTTATTGTTTGTTCTGTATTATCATTTTCAATATCATTACCAAACATTCTACCTTTTTTGTAATCTAATTGACCTGTTGGTTTATATTCATCACCCATTCTAGCTTGACGCAATGCCTTTGGATTTGATTTACCAGTTTTTTCTAATGCATCAACTGCTTTACCGATGTTATGTGATTTAGGAAACCCACTACCATACACCCACATAATCTGGTCTCTAATCTCAAACCCTGCATCTTCAATCTTCACTGCCATTCGGTGATATGTTCTACTACCTCCAAAGGATAATAAATGACCTCCTGGTTTTAGAACACGAAGGCACTCCTCCCATATCTCCTGTGAAGGCACATCGTAATCCCATTTCTTACCCATAAAGGAAAGACCATAGGGTGGGTCTGTGACGATACTATCTACCGAATCCGCTTCTAACTCTTTGAGTTTGTCTATGCAATCTCCTAATATTAATTGTGTTTTCATAACTTTATTTTACATATCGTGCGTAAATCCATTTGGGTATTCCTTATCCCGTGCATTCTTTCTATCTATGATATCCCAATTTGTTTTCTGTTTTTCAGTTGCATTGACTTCCTTTGCCCAATGTTGATAATCGGCATCAGTTTGCATTAATCGGTATATCCTCTCATAGTATCCTCTCCATTGTTCCGGACTCATCTTACTCCAAAATGGATACTCACTACGGATTTGGGTCTTTCTTTCGAAGTACCGAAGATAATGCGGGTCAGTAGTGGAATGCATGAAGGGAGGTATATCGCTTTTCTTTTCCGGTGCGATATATGGTTTACTTTGGGTATAATATATTCTACCTGATTTAGCAACTCTTTTGTTTTCACTACTCATTTCCGAATGGGTTTTGTATGTTAAGTTTTAAATGACTCTTTATCTTTTTGATACAACTGAAGGTAGTACTCTTACTAATACCGATTTTATTCGCTACATCCATCATTGTATCTTCCGTCAGTGCATACATCTCAAAGATTTGTGCCTGTGCGAATTGTTTAGTTCCCTTTAATCTCCTTAGTTCCGCAAGGATATCATCATAAGTTCCTGCGAGTTCGGTATCTCTATCTATATCATAGGGTGTATCAGTCGTATCCCACTTACTCATATCGGAATAGGATTGGGTTTTACACCCTCTTATCACACGATTTAACCAACGGGATTTGATTGCTCTCATACAATAGATGAGATTATATGAATTACCCCAAAAGATTTTAGGATTTTTAGTAGTTTGCAAATAGACGTAAAGCTCACTCACGCAGTCCTCTGCGTTTTCAGTATGGCGAGTGATATTCGTTGCGACCTGTAATAACCAAATGTGAGAATCTCGACATAGGTTTTCTAATCTCCAATCACATTCCCTTTCCAAAGACATGGAGACGGGAGGTTGGATTAGTTGGTAGGTGGGTTTGTTGTTATATGTAATGATAACTCCTGTTTTTTAAGTTCTACGGATTCTATAAACTTTTTAAGAGTGCGTAACGCTTCGTTCCAATACTTTACTGTAGTCCTACACGTGCAAGGTGGTGTTCCGGTATCACCTGATATGATTTTGTAATGATTCCATATGACATCTCTTTGATGTGATTCATTACCACTACTACCATACGGAAATGCTGTTTCAGTAATAGGATTTACTACCTCAAACATTTCTTTATATTGTAATTCTGTGAGGGGTATATATATGGATTCCATTATACGGATTGGCTTGGTGGATTTGGTATCTGTGGTGAGGTGAAATCTAAAAATGGTTTTACATTTTCAAAACGTGGATGCGAGGGAGAAAAGTTAAACCCTACTGCATCTAAGATTATGATTAAATCTTCTATTTTAGTTAATTTTCTCCAATCTATAAAGTAATATCCAGCTGGATTGATTGTAGGTTCGGTCTTTTGTGAACCATCAGTATTTAAAATTGAGTTTCCTGAGCCGGAGACCGGTGTTAGTATTTGTGTCATAGGGTTTATTCTTCGCAGTTAAATAATTTATCTAAATAATCTCTTCTTCTTTTACAACCACAATCATGCGTTTGAAAGAATGTCCATGCTATCCAATGTGCGAGTTCTCTTCCCCACCCAAAGGTTACCACGTTGATTAGGGATTCTAACCAACTACCAAAGGGGAAGATGCATTTATTTTTTATCATGTCTGTAAAATTTAAGTACGTTCTCTTGCTGAGTAATTTGTTGTAAGTTACTAATATGATTATTAGTTCTGTCATTATCTTTGTGGTCTATGACGAAACCTTCCATTAGACATTCACGCATAGTATTAAAATACTGATAGACCATACGATGAACTCTTAGTGATGCACGTGTACCTGCAGAGGAGTAGATGTTTGCGTATTCATATCTACGCGATGTAACTTTGGATGTCTTTATTCGTATCAGGTCTTTGGGTAAATCCAAAAGGTCTTTTCTTTTATATCTCCATCTTGTAGAATAAATCCCACCTGATTCGGTAATATAGTAATCCTCAAAACCGATAATTTGTTTGGCGATTTCGCCATTTTGTAAGTGATAATGTGCCATATATTTGTGCTTTGTTATACTATTAAATACAAGGAGTTTGGAAAAACCGCAAAAAAAAGAGGGATAATTAAAAAATAACTATCCCTCAACAAACCTAAGATACAAATATATTGGCAAATATATTTTATGACTATAAGTATTATGCGAAATGGAAATCGTATCCTTACTTCCTTTTAACTATTCTTTCCAAAGTATCCCTTTGTTGCTCTGAGTAATGAGTAGAATTAAAGAGTATCAGTAAGAAGTCTCTTTCCCAATTACCCAACTCCTCTCTATGAGTAGTTAAATAGTTTTGGATAAACACTTTCTGCTGGGGAGATAATTGAATATCCATCTTAGTTGAAAGGTGTTTAGGTAGTAATCCATGCATAGCTATAGTTAGTTGAAATCTCTATACTCAGGTATCTCACCTGTACAAAAGTTGTAAAGTACTTTGAATTGTTTGAAGGTAATCTTTTTTGCATCACTGCAAGTAGTTAGAACTGCTTCTACAAAATCATTTTGAATACCGGTAAGTTTCTTCTCAGTTGCTGAACATAACTTACTGAATTGTTCCTTATTAAGTTCCATGTACATTTTTTGGAGTTGTACTTCTCTACTTGTGATTTGTTCCATATTATTGGGTTTAAGTGTTTAATTACTGCTAAGATACGAAAAGTTATTGAAAGTACCAAATAAATGAGTAGAAAGTTTAGAAGTGAGAGGTTGATACTGAAACGAACCCATTGGAGGGTTCGTTCTATCCCTACACTACTCATATCACTACACCATTAGATACAATAGGCCTATTAAGCGAACTTTTGGTTCTCTTCAATAATCCACCATATCTCATCAGAAACTAACAACAATGAACAAGGTTTCTAATTACTCCTCTTTTGTATGAGTTGGATTTCTATATAAAGAGTTAGGTTGATATGTCTATCATCGTTGACTCCTTTGGCTTCTAACCTCCCAGTGGGATTTCTAATATAGAATATAGTTCTCAATAGTTTCAGTATGTGGGATGGAAACTATAACATCACTAAGTAATAACAACGCGGATTTGAAAAGTAGTCAAGATTTACAAAAAAAATCCCAAATAGTTCTAAGTGAGTGAAGCACTTAGTTCCAAATGGGATTGTGATTATATTAAAATAATCAATTTCTTTATGAATGCCTTCACTACATCTCGTTGTTGTAAGCATACATATGCACTTTAAATCTCAAAACAGCAAAATGTGCATAACTTTTTGAAATTTAGAATGATTCTAAATAGTATTATTTATTAAATAAGTTCCACGGTCCGTTTTCAAAATCCTCTTCACTACCTTCTAACTCTTGTGTGTAGTAGGCCTTTTTGTAACCATTATACCTTTCTAACTTTTCCTTTAATCTGTCACCTACTGCATCAACCATAGATTCTAATAAACTTTCAAAGGCTTCCTCTGATAATCCTAATACTAAAGTATCATTCATTTGAACATCTCCCTTTAAGAAATGTGTGTTAGAACCATTAGCATGGAATCCTATCATATATTCCATATTACCTTTGTGGTAGAAACAATCACCATAAAACTCAGGACTGCCTAAATGATGGTAATCTTTTCTTTCTTGTACTTCTTTTGTTTTTTTAACTTTCGTCATTTTTCTTGCCCTTATCGGGACTTTGTTTTTTATGTTTTAATGTTGATAACCTCATCAACAAAGCTAAGATACTAAAACTATTTGAGATATCCAAACAATTTCCCATTTATTTTTGAACTATTTTGGGGTTATTTCGCATGAGATTGACTATCAATTAGTTATGGAAACTAACGATATTGAATATATCTGGTAGGTTTAATCCCTACTTCTCAGTAAATTTTTTGGTTTTCTTTGGGAATACGATACCTTTTTTCTCTAACTCCAATTGGTATTTGATTCTATTACGCTGTTCGCGTTTGATGGTTGAAGGTTTTTTGTATTCCCTTCTTTCTCTAAGTTCCTTGATATGTCCACTTTTCTCAACTCGTTGCTTAAATAATTTAAGAGCCTTCTGAATATCTCCGTTACGAACCTCGACACTAATTAATGTAACACTCATATGGTTTTTGATTTATCTTTTGACCCTGAACCTCTTAGGGGGTAACAATTTGATTTTAATTACCTTGTCCTCTACTCCGTTTGGGTCTTTGTGAATGCTTATTGTAACTCTTCGCATACGAGCCACTCTTTTTTGTTTTGGAAATCTTACTATCCCTACCAGCATTTTTACTTTTCATTTATTAAGTCAGTTAGTTTTTTATCCATATCAGATATGGTGTGGGATAGCATAATGACGATATCACGTAGTTCGTCAATATCCCTCTTCGCGTGTTCGGAATCAATTTCTAATTGTAAAAGGCGTGTATCTATTTTATCCATTTTTTTTCCTCATATAATTTAGATATAAGGTAATTCTATCCCTAACAGATAGACGAGTTCCTTTAGCAGTTTTGAATTGAGAATAACAAACTGCAAGTCCTTGCTCTGGTGTATCGTATTCACTACCAATTGCTTCCATGCATCTGCTGATATATGTGTCTTCGGTTTCCTTTGGTGTGGGTTTTGGTATTGGCATTAGTTGATTACTTTAAATGATTTATTTTCAAAACGGATTTTATAGACGGTATTAAAATCTACTGTTCTCCAATCTCCATCTTCACCTACAACGCGTAAGTTATACATATCCACTAAGGCTTTGGTTGCACTACCTCCTGCAATTCCATTTCCAATAGGCCCGTCAAGCCAATAAAACTCATAGAATCGGTTGGCACCTGTTTCGGTTATCCACCCAATTTTCATTCTATTATTTGGATTAGTTTCATTTATAAGCTTATATTCAAACTCAGCAAATGTAATTTCCTGCGGAGCAAACGCCATCATATTTTTAAGTACACTATTTTGATTCATACTGAGGTTTTTTACGTGTTTCACCTGGATATGTTGAATTGGGTATAGATGGGTTTCCTTCTAAATCTTCTTTATGGTAAAGGTATTCACTATCTTCACTATGTGTTTCACCTGTCATCAATCTACCTTCTGCATCTTTATGTGTAGGTCCTTCCCACAATTTACCATCTTTGGTATAATGAGGAACTCCTACTTCTAATTCGATTTCTCCTAATTCTCTTAATTTATTTCTACTCCAACTTAATCCACTGGGACCTCCCCATGCCATATACATAAGGTATCCACAACCTTCGCTAAATCCTTTTGAACTTTTTAAATCACCTTCATGTCTACTCAAATAAGAATACATGCGTTTAATAGTATCTAATGAAATCGGTTCTCCTTTGGCTAATTGATTTGCTCTTTGCTTACCAACGGGCGTGCCGCATGAGCCCCAACCATGGTCATTTGCATATAATAATGCTGCTCTTGCGTTTCCTTGCACACCATCACCATAATCAGAATATGATTCTAACCTAATTTTTTTTTTTAAATCTAAGTTTTTTAAGATATGTCCTAATACCAATTCACTTTCCCATTCGGTTAATTCCGCAATTGGTTTAGACATTAAGGTAGAAGGTTTGCGTTTAGATAGGACGTGTTCTGCTAACATCTCTACTGAGAATCCCTTTAGCTCTCCACTCTTTACCATTTCCCATACCTCATCGTTTTCTACTTTGTATACACCAAACCATGTTCCGGCTGGTAGAGTAAATCCATAAGAATTGGATTTATCTTTTAAGGGATGTTCTACTAACCAACTTTCAGTTAAGTAAACACCACCAATTTTTTTATTACCATGTTCAATAGTAATCTCGTTGTTTAGACGATTCTTCATAAACTTTCTGGCCATCTCCTCAATCGTCTTCTTCGAGAAAAAGATTGCGTAAGGTTCTCCATCTTCGTTTACACGTAGTATTCTCTTATTTGCAATAAGTAGGGGTCCTGCAACTAATCTTTTCTCCTCATTGATTGATTGTAATTGTATCATATCCTTATTGAAAAATATAAAATTACGCTCTATCGCCGGAGCAGAAACTAGTGAATTTGCATAAACGCCATCCTCATCGTCTTCTACTACGAGTTCAAAAAGTTCTAATTCATCAATGTTTATACCATGTTTATTCATATATCTTTAACCCTAAAAGTTCAAAAAGTATTTAACCAAAGGTACTTGCTTTGGAAGTTCTCCTATCTAAGGCCTGTTGAGAAGACACGTCATTCGCCACAACATAAGTTTTAATAGTTTTGCCTGATGCAGATGCTAATGTATTTGCTATTTGTGAGGTAGGATTTTGACCTGCCTGAGTTTGTATCTGTGGTGCAGCCATTCCTGCAACTGATGGTGCCATAATTGCTGGTGCTGATGCAGAACCTCCGCCTCCACCTCCACCACCACTTGGCCCTGGTGTTGCGTTTATTTCTTTAATTGCTTTTGCTGCTGCTGCAATGGTAGAGACAATACCTAATCCAGCACTTATTTTAGTTGCAATGATTGAAGGTGCAGTAAAAGGTAATCCCGGTGTTAGTGCTGCAATTCCTGCTGCAGTAGATGCAACTATCTTTGCGATACTAGCAGCCTGTGATATTACAATACCACTAATTGCTAATGCTTTATTTTTACCTGCTATTTGACTCAATAGATTACCGAATTGACCAACCAAATCCAGATATTGCATATTGATTTCATGCTTCGCTTGTGCTGCAGCCTTTTCAGTTGCAACCTCTTGGTCGGTTATACCCCTTCTTGCATCAGCATACTTTTTACGAATTTCTGTTTTTTGGAACTCTGTTAGTTCGGTATTTTCTAATTCAGTAGCTTCTTGTTGTTTGAGTATATCTCGTTGTTCCCCTAATCTTTGTAAATCTGCTGCAAAATCAAAATCTGATTGTTGGTTTTCTCTATCTAATGCTTCTAATTTAGCTTCTAAGTTTGATAATAGAATACCCCTTTCATCCTCTGATTTCTTTTTAAAGGCCTCTAAATCTTTATCATCTTTCTCTTTTTTCTTTGCTGCCTCCTCATCATCATACTTTTTATTGATTGCATCCTTTTCTATTCTACCTTGCTCTAAAACTGAAGTATTATCCTTTAGACCTGCTGCTTGTAATTTCGCTAATCTTTCGTTTTGTTTAACACCCGCTGCATAAATCTCCTGGTCTCTTTGAGATAGAGTAGCAACGTATGCATCACTAAGGACTTGATTACCATCTAATAATAACTTTGCAGCCTCTTCATCCCTTTTCTTTTTATCTGCTGCTGCCTTATCCGCTTCTTCTTTTCTTTTTTTCGCTGCCTCTGCTGCTTTAGCTGCAGCCTCTTCACTTTTCTTTAATCTAGCTTCTTCTGCTGTTGCTAAAGTATTTGCTGCCTCATTACCTTTTTCTAATGATGCAGTAGTTTCATCTATCTTTTCAGCCGATACTCCAAAGAATTTAGAAACCTTAGCCATTACAGCCCCAACTGCTTCAAACCCTTTTGTAACAATTGGTAATATCGCTAATCCTAATTTTTCAAATATCGCGAAAATAGGTGCTAAGATTTTATTAAATGCCGATGTTACTGCTGATAATGCTTTCGTTCCCTCTTCAGTCTTACCCAATGCATTTTTAATTGCAAAGAATGCAGTGACTAATAAACCAACAATACCTAATGATACTGTTAGAGATGTTCCAAATGTAGTAAAGGCATCTTTAACGGATTTCAATCCACCACCTAATTTACCTAATGGGCCAGGTAGGGATGCAATTTTATCTTCAAACTGACCAGAACTAAACCTAGCTTTATCAATTTTATCAGCTACATCATCAATATCATCTGCTGCCTTTTTTAATGAAGCTGCAGTGGCTGTACCTGAGTTTTGCAGATTTTCAAACGCAACTTTAGCTTCCCTTAATTGTAAGCTAAGTTTTTTTACCTTACCTCCAGCCTCTTCAGCATTGGTTTGTACCTCTATTTCAACTTCTATTTTTTCTGCCATGGACGTGTCGTTTTACTAATTTCCAAAATCCTTTGAATGTGGTTGGAATCTCATGTCTACCCTTTGCAATATCTACTCTTTTAGATATTCCGTAGTAATCACTTGTTGTAAGTAGGTCAATTGTATTCTTTATCATAATATCTTTAACACTAAAAACCATAAAAATTATGGATAGCTACCCAACTGAGACCAATAATCATTTCTAAATTGTGGTTCTAAATACACAATACCACTTTCTTTATTACTTTTATCAGTTATTTCATATATCTCTTCATTGGGTCTATCACCCATACCACTAATATGGTATACTCCCATACCCCATCGGTATATCATAGAATATCTACCGGTATCACCAATATGAATCTTAGCATTAGTATGAAAGGTTAGCCAATTATCCTCACCAATAGATTTATCAACCATATCTATTCCTTTAATCCATTCACTCCTATACGCATTACCATTATTTACTGCATCAGCATAGTCCTGATATTCGTTATTGGAAAAGAAATAATGTTTTTGACATCGGTATATATCACTATCCGGTGATGTAGTATGATATTCCCTTTGTAATTCCAATGCCCACGGGGTTAATAAATCATCATCATCTAAACGGAATACCACATCACCCTTACATTGTGTAAAACCCCACTCTAGCTTTTTGCCAACTGAACTAAATCTTTGGTTTAGATTTATTATCTTTACTTTTGGATTATCTAATCGGTATTCTACTACTGGTGAGTCATTTATTATCACCATTTCCGCATCTCCTAATTCGGTTTGATTTAGAAATGAGTGGATTGCTTCCTCTAATAAGTCTTTTCTTTGGTAGGTTAGTGTTAGAACTGAAATCATAATTTACTAAAGGCCCCCATATCCTGAAATGATAATTGCACAAACTCATTCTTACTTGCAGTACGAGATACTGACCACGGGTGTGGTTCGGTTTCTATCGGTGTTCCACTTATTTGATGTGCCGGTATTTTACTAACTAACCAATCATCTCCACATGCAACAAGGAGTTGTGGTGGTATGGGTTTCCAATCAGTTTTATGTACAAAGAAACAACAACCCCAACCCCAATTCCTTTCAGTAACCGGCGTTATTACGATTTCACCAGGTCCATCAAAATAGTTTGATGTTGCCTGACCTATTATTCCTAAATACAAATTATCGTAGATGAGTGGTAGTAGTTTTTCATTCCAAACTAAATCATCATTTGAGATACAAATGTTTTGATAATTTGCTAATTCCACTCCTAAGTTCCACGAAGGATTTACATAAATGTTTTTCTCCTGTTCTATTATCCTAATCTTATCCGTATTCGTAATCTTAGCGGGTCTCTTGGATTTATCATTATCAATTAGTATTATCTCCCCAACGAAGTATGAAGACTCCAAGTTATCCAACAATTTGAATATCAAATCGCTACACCACATTGTTGGTATTATTACCGAAAACTTATATCTGTTATATTCGCTCATAGTTTTTTATCTTTTCTTTTATATCCCAATATATCCACGTGGAAACTGAATACATTCCATTCATATCTAATTCCTCTAACATCCACTCTTCCTTTTCATTCTTATGGTGCAACCACATATGCGAAAGATTTGGGTATATCTCACTTACTTTTTTGTAAAAATCTAATGCTGGTTGCCTTTTACATTTGTAAAATCCCCAATCCATATCCTTTACATTTGGTAATTCGTTCCATAAATCACACATTTCACCACCTAACACACATCTATCCCATTGCGAACTGACTGAAATGAAATCTTCAAAAAGGTAAAGTAGGGTTAGGCCGTAGTTCCATTCCGTTCCAAATCCATCTAATCTTTTAATACAAGTGTCATTTGTAATTCCTTGCCAACTGAAATCTCCGCATATCCAAACAATTTCATCCCTTAATAAGAACGCATCGTTCCAAAGTAAATCCTTTATGAAGGGTGAATGTGGCTCAAAGTTATGCCAACAATCATTACGTGGAAACATATTTATCTCATCGTATCCTCGTATCTCCCTTGTCCAACCTGGTACGCAACCTTCCCTATCTATTTTAGAATAGAAAGATGTATGTGGGTCATAGCTTCTACAAATTAAGTTTGGTGTATTTGATATGGGTTTTATTCCTACATCATCAGTATCAATATAACTACCACCGAATTGGTAAAGTAGAACGAGTCTAAATAGGTCACAGAAATCACGAGGGTGGCCGTTGATGTATTTATCTAACTTTTCCTCTGGTATCGGTAATCCCTTAAAAAAAGATTTATCCCATTTACGCACTTCTATTCCAAACTTATCATCGAATAAGTCCTGAGTTAGTGTATTTGAAATTAGTACGATTTCGTGATGTGGGTTAAATACTCTCGTTGAGTATACACAATCCCTAAGTATTTGTAATCTGTTTGGGTGAATATAACCATCCCAATAAAAAAATATGGGTCTTAAATCAAGCATGAGTTTTTTCCTGTTTTAGTAACCCACTCCCAATATTTTAGGGATGCAGTCCCTTCTTTAATTTTTAATTCCTTACCATACGGCAATTCGTTCATCCACTGGCCTTTGTAAAATAAGTCATCCATAGTATTTAGAACTCCTGCATTGTGGAAGATGTTAAACTTATTCCAATCCGCTTCGTTATGTGTTCCCCAACTAAAATCAAAGTTGGAATGACAAATGGTTTTCTTTCCCATTTTCCAACCTCCCCATAGGACACTCCACATATCGGAACACCATATTTGTATTGCATGGTGTTTAGGGTCATCTTTAACTTTCTGAACATTTAATTCAGTAACCCATTTGAATAGTAATTCACAATCCCACTCAACTCTTTCCCAATACCAATTGGTTAGACCTTTCATAAGATACTGAGCTCCTATACAATTTACATTGTTATCTTTAAGTAGTTCTTTACTTATACCTGCTATTTCAGACATTAAGTCTAAAACATCATCACCTTTTTCTTTTATATAATCATAACAAATATATGAGTTTGTATCACTACCATACCAATTATCATCAGTAAGCATTTCTTCAGTAATCCAATCTTTAGGTGGCTTTGTTAGAAGTATATCACAATCGTGATAAAGTATTACTTCATCTTTTAATTCAGGAAACCTTAACCAATGCTGTTTAAGTATGTTAGGTCTAATAGACGAAACATAGTTTTTGGTTACGCGAGTATCTTTGTAGAAAAGAAATCTTGCGGGATACCTTTCGGCTAGTTTTGTCCAACCTTCAGGTATCCCATCTTCTCCAATACTGCAAACAATATCAATTTGATTTGGGTTTACACCCATCTCAACAAAATTGTTTATCATTGTCTCAACTTGCCAGATGTAATAATTCGTAGCTGGTTGAGCACTTACAAATCTTAAATTATTCATAACTTTTTATTTTTTATAAACATGCACCTTCACAAGATGCGTATCCATTGAAATACAATGTAGTTCCAATATCACCAGTTACTACGGTATAGTTTGATGTGAAAACGGCAGCCGTTCCATTATTAGTACAAGCTGCGTCACTAATTATACCTGATGTATATACATT